TATTTAGGTGAAAAATCAATTAAAAAACTTATACTAGAATAATGGCTATTAGAAAAACAACAAAAGGCAAAGACGCAAATTACAGACCTACAAAAAAAGGTGCTGGTATGACAGCCAAAGGTGTTGCAAGATATAGAAGAGCTAATCCCGGATCAAAATTAAAGACAGCAGTAACTGGTAAAGTTAAGCCGGGATCTAAAGCTGCTAAACGTAGAAAAAGTTATTGCGCAAGATCATTGGGTCAATTAAAAAGATCATCAGCTAAAACAAGAAATGATCCTAACTCAAGAATAAGACAAGCAAGACGTAGGTGGAAGTGCAGATAAAAAAAAGGCGACCATTTCTGATCGCCTATAGTTTGATTTATTTTTTTGAAAATTTATTGTATTGATTAACACCTTTATCTAAACCCTCTTTAAGATCATCATACATTATCATCCAAAATGTATTACATCTTCCATTATGTTTAGATTTGTACTTATCAATTTCTCCTAACCAAGTTCCTGCTGCACTTAATATAGCTTGAAATTGTCTTTGTGTTAATTTTAAATTTATTGTTTTTTTACTCATTTGTTCTCCTTTGTTTTTTTTTAATAATTATAGTATATACTATTTGGATATGCTTGTCAAGTCTTTTTTTTTGTAGTAAAATCAAGCATGAAAAAAATTTGGAAGAAACCATCTAAATCTTTAATCTGTGGCTACTGCGAAGAGTGTGGAAAACAATTAATAAGTGATGAAGGTGGCTGGATTATCACAGCTAATAAACAGTATTTTTGCCATGATGGTAAAGATGGTAGTTGTTTTGACAACTATTGTGTGCTAAAACTTAAACAACAAAAGGAAAATAATTATGTATGGTAAATCAAAAGGTAAAAGCAAACTAACAGCAAAGCAAAAAACTTTGCCTTCAGCTTTAAAGAAAAAAATAATGAGTTCTAAATCAAAAAAGAAAGGTAAAAAATAATGGCTAAACGTGGATTATATAGTAACATCCATGCTAAACGTAAACGTATCGCTGCAGGTAGTGGTGAGAAAATGCGTAAAGCAGGACAAAAAGGTAGACCAACTGCTAAACAATTTAAGAGAGCTGCTAAAACTGCTAAGAAATAGTTTCTTTTAAATCTTGGTATTCTTGCCAAATGCTTTGACCAGCATCCCAAAATCTTCGCTTGTGTTTTTTCATTTCTATTGAATGTAAAACTGTAGTATGATCTTGTCCGAAATATCTACCTATATCTGTAAGGTTTAAGTTATATTTTTCATACAACATATTGTGAATAATGTTTCTTGCTCTAACTATATCTTGTGTTCTAACCTTACCTAATAAACTTTTTTTGTGTACCTCATAACGAACACAAACTCTATTAATAATACTGTCTACAATTCTTGTACTAGGCTTGGCAAATGAGTAACTAATAATTCTTCTTGGTTTATAAAACTCTGGACTTCTTTTTTTACAATGTATCTTGGCTAACTTGTAACCATTTTTAAATGCGTTCTTATATATTTTTTTTTCTTTCTTTGATAAGTCTCGATAGTGTCCTGCTTTCATAGCAAGTTTTATTTCAGTAAATATTTTGTTTTTAGTCATAGATCCCCTACGTTTTCCTTCAGTTTTTTTTAATAATTAACTAATGACTAAATAGATGTCATTAATCGTTCTTTTGTCTGCTCTATCTTCCAAAGCAATCTATAAGAATCTTTCTGATACTTATTTACTTTCTGCTTTGCTTCTAAGTACTTCTCGTGTTTCTTCGCTTGAAGATCCCTGTACTTTTGCAGACGAGTTTTCATTTCGTTCATCCTTATCCTTTTTTACTGTTGTAAAATCAATCCTCAAATTATCAATTTTACATTCTACGGGTTCTCCTTTATTGGACACATCCGCAGCTTTCTCAACATCATCAAAGAGTTCCGTCATTGTAAAATGACATTCCCCATTAATAATTCTTTTAAACTTTGTCATACTTTATCCTTTTTGGCAACCTCTTTTTTGTGTATCTCTTTAGTCATTTTATTGTACACACTCATGTCTAAATAGTTGTCTGCTTTAAAATTTTTTGTTGATCTATATAGCTTTAATCCCATCATTAACTGACCTACTTGATGAGGTTTAATTCTTGTTCTTAAATTACTTGCAAGTATTATGGTAAACATTTCTGCTAACATAATAAAGTTCTCTTGATAATTACCATAATCTTTTTGGCGATCATCAATAATCTTCTTCTCAATTTCTTGATCAATGTCTGTAATTTTCTTGTCCATATTTTTTTGAGGTGTCTCGGGGAAGAAAACTACCGAAAGGGAACTAGAAAGAAAAACTCCCCCAAGACTTATATAAGTTAATTAAAACTTATATGATTGTTTACTAGCATAAGTAGGTTTATTTTGAAACCCTTTATTTTGTGGTGCTGCAGGCTTGTCGTCACTAGAACTAGGTGGTGTCATTTTTATTGTGATACCAATAATATTTCCTTGTTCATCTAACTCATTCCATCCAGCTTGATTGTGCCAAACGTCTCCTATCTTAACACCGATAGTCCATTTCTTACCCTCTGGTGCATTTGTATTTGGCGGTGCTACCCAATCCGGTTGGTTCTCTGCGTTCTTGTTTTCGTTTCTTACCAAGTTACACCATACTGTATTTTCACTCATGTTTACTCCTTTGTTATCGTCAGCTTTTACTGACCATTATTTAATTGCAACTCTCTAGTATCAGCAACATCTTTTATTTGTTGATAAACTTTAGTGTTGTTTTTTATTAAATATTGAATGTGATTAGAATACTTCTCTGCTAAAATATTAAATTGTTTCATATTTTTAGCCGACTTAATCTCATTCTTTATTTCTTCTACATCTATACTATCATCCATATAGGTAGGTTCTTCAACAGATTGCTCTGTAGAATCTTCAAATGGTTTTGGTTCATAACCATCCTCATCTTTGATACCCGTTTTAAGATTTAGTAAATTTAGGAACGCATACTTTCTTGAGTATGACATAGCATTACCGGTTCCAAATTTATCTAGGTTTCCAAATGCTGAACACCCATCAACAAGTATATGTTGCGTTGGATCATCAACATCATAAACTCTCATGGTACATACGACCATTACTTGTTTTATGTTAGGTACAATCTCTGTCAGATAATTACAGGTCGCATACAAACCATTGTCTAACAAGGCTTGTGTTGCTGTTGCTTGTACATCATCATGTAATAATGGGTTAAAATGCATTCCATTAGCTTTCGCACCTTTCTTAACACCTTTTGCACTTAAACAAGCGTCATGTAGTTTTTGATATATATTTCTTTTATTCATGTTTTATTCCCCATAGGTTAGTTATTAGTTTTAATTGTTCTGGTGCTAAATCCTTATAATAAAAAGGATGATATATGTCTGGTGGCTCACACATTTGAGCAAGTTCAGGCAGACTTCCTTTGCAAAACATAATCATACGTTCCCAAAGTAAAATCTTATCAACCATTTTATAGTAAAGAAATTCCAGATGGTCTTTCTTCATCAACTCATGTGTATTGTCAAAGATAATATGATCCTTATCATTAGTGTAAACTAAGTAAGGTGTTTTCTTGGTACACATATAGTAGAACGAAGTCTGTGTAAGGTTATCTGTTGTAGGTTCAGTTGGCAATGCTTGACTACTCATTGTCCACTCTTCCTTGTTCTTAACCTTTCTAATATTGGGTGGTTTTGTTTTTAATTCTATAAATACTTTATCTGTAAGATAATCTACCTTACCTAAAATATCTTTTATCATTGTCATTTCTTTTTTTCTTACATGATACTCACAAATTAAGTTGTCATCTTTAACAATATCTTTAACAACTTTTTCTGTAATACCTATACAATCAATCGCATACTCAACCATTTTTTCTCTGGCAAATTTATCCTTGTTGTCTACCGGTGGTTTTTCGTTTATCATGCCGAGTTCTGTTTGAAAAATTTTATTAAAGTCTCTCTCCCATTTTTCTTCTTTCATGGTAGATGTTTTCCAAATCTCATGTCCAATTAATTTTTGTACTGTGTTATTAACTAGATTGCCAAAGTTAGCTTTATATCTAAAAGGGAAAGTTCTTCTAATTTCTTGTGGAAAAGTATAACCAATTAAATTTTTAGCAAAGGGTGTTGAGGTTGATGAGTATGACCAATGGTCTAAACCTTTACCACCATTGAATATTGAAAATGCGTCTTGTATTAGTTGTTCTTGTTTTTTCATAAGTTCCTTTTTTTCCACATTGTATACACTAATTAATTTACTTGTAAAGCATTAAATATGATATATATACATACAAATCAGAGCAATAAAAGAAAGGAATTATGACACTCGAACAATACAGAAAAGAAAAAGGTCTATCTTATTATAATTTTGGGTTAGAGCTTGGCATACAAGGTGTGCAAAATCCCGGCACGTCAGTTCAGCGTTGGTGCTTAACTGCAAAGGTAAAGCGTTTTCCAGATCCAGAAATGGTAAAGAAAATTTTAGAAGTTACAAAAAATAAAGTTACGATAAAGGATCTATATGAAAGCTGGTGGAACACCCAAGTTTAAATACAAACGAGTAAAAATTATTTGGCAAGATATTATAACAGACGCAAGTTGGTTTGATAGCTTAGAAGATGTTGAAAAATTAACTTTCCAATCGTGCGAAGATATAGGTTATTTATTTTCTAAAGATACAAAGACAGTAAAAATATTTACATCATTTAATTATGATGGCGATAAACTTTCTGTTGGTACTGTAACTGTATATCCTAGATCAGTTGTTAAAAAGATTGAGGTATTAAAATGACCAATGAAAAAATATTTGATGAGATAGGTTGTCCTGAGGAACTAAAAAAATGTCAATCCGAAATTAAAAGACATAAAATGTTTATACAGAAACAAGCTAGTATTATAAAATCATTGGAACTAGAACTAGAACAAAAGAATAACGAAATAATTATAATTAAGAATAAATAATTTATGGCTAGATATAATTACTTTGGAAGAGGTGATGAATATTCAGAATGGCACAGAAACATACAAGACGATAGTCTTGGTTATATAGATTTAGATGTTGTTGAATTTCATAAGACCTGTGGTTGCATATTATTTGTTGCTGAAACTTGTAGATTTAAAGGTAGTTATTACAAAAACACCACACTTACACGCAAGATAGCACAAGGTCTTAAATGCAGGGGTTATCTTATCTTTTATATACCTATTGCCAAGCCTCAGAGCCACGCAGACGATCATCTATGGTATGACCCTTATATGTCATTCAAAATCGCAAGGATAGACCATTTAAACTCTAATTCTGGATATGAGTTTAAAGATTTTACTGCTGAAGAATGGATTAAACATTTACAAGATATTAGAATAAGGCATAATTGTGAACAATAGCCGAGCCTTTTTGCACATCACCTACAAACTGTATGGACACCTTGATAAATTAAGCGGTGTTAAGAAATCTAATTGTATTAATTGTTATTTATCTCTAATGAAGCACGCTTGGAAAAAGAATAACTATGAATGTGGTCTAAGATACTCAACTGTTGTTGCCGAGACCAAGTTATCTCGTATTACTGTCAGACGCACTCTTGATACTCTTGAAAAATTAAATGTTATATCAACTGTACGTGGTAGATCCGGTAAAACCTATAAAATTAACCAATTATTCCTTAAAACTGAATCAGATGGATCAATTTTTTACACTAATAAAAGTAAGATGTATAAAAAAGAGCAGTCAGATGTATATAAAAGAGCAGTATTAGAAGAAACAATATACATTAATAATATAGAAAAGATTATAAGAGATAATAGAGGTAATATGGATAGTTTAATACTAAACTTATCAAAGCTACCCCCCGAAGAACTTAATTCAGATACTAAAAATCCATACTATGTAAAGTTGGCTATTGAGAAAAAAGCTGAACTAGATCGTGAAAGTAAGGCAACCTATGTAAATCCTCATAAAATAATTAATGAACTAACCAAGATAAAAAAAAATAGCAACCCACGATACCGAGAAAAGGTTGCTTTTAATAAACGTAACAACCTAGACTACAAAGGGAGACCCAAGAAATGAAAAAGAAAGACAGACTAATATTTAGAATAAAAGACTTAATATTAAAATGTAGATTACGAGGTAAATTTAAACTAGCTATCCAGCTAAAGAAAAAGTTAGAGAGTTTATAATGGTTGGCAGACCTATGCGAAAAGTCTTTTGTCAAGGCTTTACTCGTGCTGGTAGACGTGAGGGTAAATTGATACCTTGTAGAATGAAAGGATATGAACTTGCAAATGGCACGTATTACTGTAAATATCATGGCTATCAGAATGTTAAAGGCTTTAGAAAGAAAAACTACACACATGAAACAAGGAT